ATAATTGTATAATATTATGAGCGAATTTGGGAAATGTCAACAATGTGTAGAAGAAAATAGGCGATCTATTGAAACTAACGGTTATGGTTATGGATATTTAGGAAATATGGGTAATTGCGCACGTCATAATAAAAAAAAAGAAGAATGTGAAAAATGTCTGAAAATTATAGATGATTTTAATAATGGACGTATTTCAGCATGTGCCGATTATATTGGCTTTAAAGGTGAATGTCTTATGCACGATAAAATATCTGTAGATAAAAATATTAATGCGTTTAGTAAATGGACGGACGGTCAACCTTATGAACGCTCTAGAAGGCTTAAACACGTTCAAGAACTTGAAAATAGGGAATTTAGTGCAAAAATGAGTACAGATGCGTATTCTTCTGCGTTAAATCACGACGAAAATACTTGGGATGTTTTAAATCAAGGTATTTATGGAGGTTTTAAAGTATCTAATAAGAGAGAAGAATTAGATACTAAAATGACAGGGCGAGATATGGTGCAACAAATAGGATTTAATCCGTTTTTAGGTGAATCAAATTATGTAAATGATATTGCGATTAGAGATCAGTTTCTTAAACCTATTAATACTACTCAAGGTTCAAATCGCGTATCAAATTCTAATTCAAATAATTATTAATTGAGAGAATGATTAAAGAGATTTAGAGCACATGGTGTATAATAAGCGGTTAACAAAGTATGCAAGGAAAAGATTAAAAAACATTAATAAACCGCCAGTAAACATTCTAATGTTAAAGTATTTGTAGTTCTTAAAAATCCAAAAAATATCAGCAACCAATGCAAAAACCATTAATGCGAAAAAAACCATAGTTAAAAAGAGAAAATATACACAACTATCCTTAGATAAAGGACCAAAAAATCTATCCATAAATTCAGACATTATATATAATATGAATAAAATTTTATAAAATGCTTTTTCTATTTTAATTAAAATATTTAATTACTATTAATTTATATATTTTATTGAATAAACAACTTAAATAAGAATTCATCATTCTAAGATAATGAACGCGACGGCTGCCTATAGTACTCAAAATGAATTATTGCTAAATAATTTAATGGACTTCTATAAAAATGAAGCTTACTTAACCAAAATGTTAAAAATTATTACTGGTGAATCTAAAATTTCTCTTCGTATTGTTGATTGGTTTGCTACAAATTATGCCAAAAAGAATTATACTTTATATCCTATTACAGATATAAATGGAAATAATATTCGTTTTAAGGTTTACTTTGACTATAAATTAAAGTTAAAAGCGTACAGTAAAAAGCGATTTGACCCATTTTGCCGCTGGGATCGCATCAGCATTCCTTACAAAGATGGAACATGTATTGAGACCACGATCGGACAACTTAATTTTTTTAAATGGGCTCTTGAAAATAAAGTAGTTGATTATATTGAGAGCAATTATGAGGTTATTGAAAACGATATGAATAATCGTAATAGCACATCAAAAAGAAAGGAATCCGCAAATGGAGATAATGCAAAGACCAGAAAGAAGAGAGAAGAGCTATCTATTTCTGCTACTAAAAGCATTAAGAAAGAAGAAGTTGAAATTGTAGTTCAATTTCATTAATTATTAATTTTATATCTAATGTAATTATATATAAAATGAATGACATGCAAAAACGTTTTTTATTATTTTTAATAGGTTGTATTGGTGTAAGAAGTATATTTGTAATACTTGCTAAAAATGCTAATCCGTATATTTTACGTTTACTAGGTTATTTAGCACTATTACCTGCATTTGGTTTTATTTATATTTATTTAACAGGTTCAAGACAAACTGGTGCGGAAGTATTTGGAGAGAAAATATGGTGGAACAATTTAAGACCAATTCACGCAACACTTTATTTATTATTTGCATATAACGCTATAAATGGTGTTAAAACTGCTTATCAATACTTATTTATAGATGTTATAATAGGACTTATTAGTTTTTTAATATATCATTATAAAAATGGTGATTTTGCAAAAGTTTTATAAATAAGATAAATATTTAAAAATTAAATGAAAATAACTATTAATGGGTAATTCACAATCAATACAAAAAATAAATTTTGAAGATATACAATTTGTTTTAAGGTGCAGAGAGTCCTTTATATTAATAAATACGTTAAGCGAGTTAGAACAAGATTGTCTAATTAAAGGAACTACCAGCATACATAAAGAAGTGGAACTTATTAATAATTGTATTAAAAATGGCAATAAACAAATAAAAATTATAATTTATGGTAAAAATTCAAATGATGAAAAAATTTATGAAAAATATAGTCAACTAAGTTCTCTCGGTTTTTATAATGTATATATATATCCAGGTGGATTATTTGAATGGCTTTTATTACAAGATATATATGGAGCCAATGATTTTCCAACCACTAAAAAAGAATTGGATATATTAAAATTTAAACCAAATAAGGTTTTAAATGTACCGCTACTAGAATATTAATATAATTATAATGCATTTAAACATAAATTGGATAACTCATCTGCTCTTTTGTTGCTTGATCTATAAATATGGCTAAAAGTTATTGAGTTAAATCTATATTCAAGACCTTTTGCAACATCATAGAGTGTATATAAATTTTCTGATTTTACTTTAAATTCTCCTTTCATTTGCTTTATAACAAGTAAACTATCGCCTTCCACTGATAATTCTTTAATACCTAAATCAAGTGCCTTTTCTAGCCCCATAATTAGTCCACAATATTCGGCTTCATTATTTGTGGTTTTGGCGCCAACAAATTTACTTGCACCCCATATTTCCCTTTCATAATTATATATAACTGCACCAGCGCCTGCTAAACCTGGATTGCCTTTACTACATCCGTCAAATTGAAGTAAATATTCTGGTTTTGGAAATACAGCTGCATAATCCTTTATGGGATTTCTTATTTTTGGTAGCATTCTTCTATACATTATACTTTAAATTAATTATAATGGTAGTTTTATTCTTTCAATTTTATATTTATTTAATTGGCTTAAATAAATATATTAGAATGTAATATAGAAATGTTGTTTAAGATTATATTATTTCTTTCATTTCTTCTAAATATGACTATGTGCGATACAGAATGTCCTATTGTTTCTAATTCTTTAATGGGAGTTGATAATCGTGCAGATAAATCAAAGTTGCGTTTAGTTCAATATAATGTTGAATGGCTTTTTATTGATTATTATAGCAATGCAAATTGTCCTGGCGATGGTTGTTCTTGGCATAATTCAACCGCAGCGCAAACTCACTTATCTTATGTTTCTAATGTAATTCGTACTTTGAATCCGGACATTATAAACATTTGCGAAGTTGAAGGATGTGATGAGCTTAATATGCTTATAAATGACGCAACTTATACACCATATTTAATTAAAGGCACCGATACAAGCACCGGACAAAATGTTGGCTTAATTACACGTGTGAATCCTGTTACAAGTTTATATAGAACTGAAAACAAATTTAGCTATCCAATTGCTGGATCAAAATGTGGATATACAGGTACAGGATCAACTGGTGTAAGTAAACATTACATAACAGAATTTAAGATTGGTTCTACAAATTTGGCACTTATTGGCGCACATTTTGTTGCTATTCCAACAGAAGCTTCAAGATGCGCACAGAGAGAAGGTCAAGCCTCTATTTTGCAACCAATTATTGCCGAATATATTAGCAAAGGTTATGAAGTAATTATGATGGGAGATTTTAATGATTTTGACGGACAAGTTCCTGATGTAAATAATAATCAACCAACATCTCAAGTTTTAAATATTCTTAAAGGCGAATATGGTGCATATAAAGGCCAATATACTTTATATTCAGTCGCAGAAAATGTAGTGCAAAGTCAGAGATACAGTGATTGGTATGATTCTGACAATAATTGTAATACACAATCCAGCAAAGATTATTCAATGATAGATCATGTTTTGGTAACAAATGGAATAAAAAATAAAATTTCTAATGTATATTTTTATCATGGATATTCAGAGTACTGTGGCACATATAACTCAGATCATTATCCCGTTGTTATTGATTTAAATATTTAAATTTATCTACGACTTTTGCTTTTTTTATACATTTTTTTACTTTGTTTTTTTGATTTTTTATAGCGTCTATTGTTTTTTCTTGTGCTGCGCTTTTTGCGCCCTCCTGAAGGCACTATTATTGGTAATAATCCGCGGTCAAAATATCTTGATTCTGGATTTTCATCTTCTTCCTTAGATGCTGGTGGTTTCATAGTAATACCCTTTTGAATTGTATTAAACATTTTTTGAATATCTTCTGCAGGCAAATATTTACCATAAACTTCATTAAATGGATCTCTCTGTTCGTTTTTAACCAATCCTCTAATAAATGACGCTGAATACGCAGAAGGATCAATATCCGCAATACTACGGTCTCCTAATCCAGAAGCCTTTAATGCAGTCATTCCTTCTCTTCCTAATATTAATCCATCAATTGAACTAACATAATCGTATTTTTTAAACGTGTCAACAATAGTATCTAAGAAATCGGCTCTATCTCTCCCCACAATAAAAAACATATTTATTTTTGGAACGCCTTTATCTATAAAATCTCTTCTAATAACACTATTTATAAATGAAAATGGACTGCCAGTAGAACATAATACTATTACATTTAAGTTTTCAATTTGAGAACGGCGATTGCCACCTACAATGGTACAATTATCACCAAAACAACCCTTTTTATTTGGTTCTTCTGGTCCTGCTGGAATTTCTAATTCTACTGCTGTAGCAGATGCAACTGGTGCTGCTGCTTCTTCTTGAGCCATTAATTCTCTCTTATATGCAGCAATCATTTCCTCTAAAATTTGAGATTTATATATTGCGTCTGGACTACTTGTTATACTATCCATAACTATACCATCAGCTTTGTTTTTAGGCTTTGGTATAGTATCCGCACTACAAGGCATTGGATTTTTACCATCTACAGAACTGGATGTAATTATATATGCCTTTTCTGAACCTAATTCAACTGCTTTATCAATTAAGTTTTTTATTAATACTAAATGTCCTGGAGTTGGTGGATTCATTCTGACAAAAGAAAAAATAAATGTATTATT